CGGCGGTTATCGCAGGACTACTCAATATTTCTAGAAACATTTGACTTTTAGCTGCACTTGCTTTTTAAGACAGCAGGTGTTATCATATGTAATTGTCATAAATGCCGAAGTGGCGGAACTGGCTGACGCAGAGGACTTAAAATCCTGCGGCCCATAAAGCCGTACCGGTTCGATCCCGGTCTTCGGCACCAGGGAATATAAGGTTTCCGGGATTTTGAAAATCCTGGGATTCATAATAAAATGGCCTTAGTAATGCAGTTTTAATGCAAATGGGCATAATAATAGCAGGGAGTTCATCCCTGCTATAGTGGATATGGAAGCTATTATTTCTCGCCTTGCACTTTTGCAGGGCTGTTTTCTTTTTTAAGTAATCCGTTCAGAGTTTCTGCTGCCGCTACCTGCAGGCCCGGGGTCAGATGACTGTACAGATCGAGTGTCATTGTGATGCTACTGTGCCCTAACCGTTCCTGGACGACTTTCGGGTGAACGCCACGGGCCAGGAGTAAGCTGGCATGTGTGTGCCGGAGATCGTGAAGCCTTACCCTTGGCAAACCTGCTTTTGTCAGATGCCGCTGAAATCTCTTTGTGAACTCTTCCGGCCGCAGAAATGTCCCGTCCTCTTTGCAGAAAACTAATCCGTGGTCCTGGTAAGCTTCACCCATCATCAGTTTCTCCTGGATCTGCTGCTTCCTGTAAATCCTCAGTTCTCTTATGGCGTCATCAGTAAGAGTGATGCTTCTCCTGCCGCTTTTACTCTTGGTTGTTTCTTCAAGGAACAGGCCTTCTCTCAGAGGTATCAGCTGCCGCTTGACGGTAATTACTCCGCGGTCCAGATCGACAGCATCCCAACACAGACCGAGCAATTCGCCCCTCCGTAGGCCGGTAGTAGCTGCCACAACATACGCTGCATAGAGCCGATCATCCCTGGCCGCATCAAAGAATTTGAGCAGTTCTTCTTCAGTCAATGGACGCATTTGCTTGTTCTGCACAGTAGGAGGGTTGGTAGCGTCTGCAACATTCCTGGGCAGTAGTCCTTCTTTATAAGCCTGCTGGAGCGCCTGACGAATGACCGCATGCAAATACCGCACCATCCTTGTTGAAAGGCCGCCATTTCCATCCGAACGGCCCATCTCCAGCTTTTTGTTATAAAAGGCCTGCAGCATATGGGCCTGTAGCTTCGCCATCGGGATTTTCCCCAGGGCAGGTTTGATATGGACGTTGATCAGCATTTCGTAGCTTTCGTAAGTGCTTGGTCTAAGCTGTCCCTTTTTATAGCTTACGAGCCACTTATCCAGCCACTCCCCAAAAGTGGTCTGGGTAGGCTCAACATATGTGCCACCCTTTATTTCCTGCAGCGCTTTTGCTATTTTATCTGCGACTTCTTTCCTTGTTTTGCCGTAAAAGCTCTTGCGCTTCAGTTTACCCGTAGCAGGATCGTATCCGACACTTACCTGACCGGCCCAGGTGCCGTCAGGGCGCTTGTAGATGCTTCCTTCACCGTTTCCTCTCCGTTTTGCCATTATCAACATGCCTCCTTTTCAGCGCCTTCGATAAAGACATTTTCATTTAGCAGAGATTCAAAAGACTTATCACTATAAAGTAACTCTCCAAGATCCAGACCGGCCCTCAGGCCTTCAATTTCAGCTTCACTAATGCTGATGCCAGAAAGGAGGGCTGAATCTTCATCTATTGCATTTAATAACTCTTTAGCTTTAGTCAGTTTGTCTTCCGGAATCATCTTTAGCAGTTCATCTCTGTGTTGCCGTATTTTCTCTTCCAGGTGCTTATACTGCGGACTGTTTATTGCTCTACGCTGCCATCTCTCGTTATTGCTGAAAAAATTCGCTATTGCATAGGGGAAATAGTTCTTATCCTTCAAAATATACATACAGCACATCTCCTTTCGTTTTATAAGACAAGTTTCTTTAGTAACCAAACCGTTCTTTTGACCTTTTTCATTCCTTTAAGCATGCTGCATTTCTACTGATCGCCTCGATGGATCTTTTTACTGCCCCTTTAAAATGCTCCTGGACCAGTTCTAAGATATCCTGTGATATTGTTGATATTGGCTTAAGTGTTTCAAATTCCGGACTGTCCTCTTGCTTTTTCATACATTGCTCGAGGATCCTTTTCCCAAACATTTCAACCATGGGCGGTAGAAAGCATCTTCATCGACTACATCGTATCCGATGACCTCCTTACTGATCTGCCGGCCAGTTCTCCTATCTATTGTCGCTCTTACGATTGCTACTTTCATAGGCTTGAACTGGGACACATCACCTTTCTAAGCTTTCAATTTGCCACTCACCTCCTTCCGAATGAATGCAATTAAGTGTAATGTAGTGTAACCAATTGCATTTTCATTATATAGAAGGTTTTGGGATTTGTCAATAGTGTTTATATGTAATATATTGAAAATGTGTGTAACTTAGTGTATCATAATATAAAAGCAAGATGGAGGAGTAAGTATGGAAAACTATCTTACCCCAAAGGAAATTGCCGAAAAGCTTAAGCTAAATATCAGGACCGTTTACAAGTGGATCCGGGAAGAAAAACTTAGGGCTGTTAAGCTGGGTGATGTTTGGCGTATATCTGAATCTGAACTGGATCGATTCATCAAAGAAAGCACCCAAGGCCAATAAGCTCATTCCTTCCTGTTATCCTGCTTAAGCGAAAAACCTTTGGAGAGCTATCCCATTAGATAGGCTATCTAATGGGATAGCCGAAAGCCTTTATTTAAGCGACTTTCTATATCAACAATGCAAGGATGCTGCAATCCTGGACATAGATTAGCCTCCCTGAAGTACGAGGTTTAATCCCTGACGCTGACCCTCCCTGAGAAGTGCCGGCAGCTGCATCCTGGCCAGGACAGTGTTGTCTATCTTGAGCACCAGATCCCTATCATCCTGCCTTGCGGACGCCTGAGTGATACGCAGGGCGCTTGTGATTCCCCGGTATACTGCCTGTTCTATCATATCCGCATCAAACCCTCCGCCAGCTGCCGGATTAAATTTCTTAGGCACAACTGCCTCACCTTCATGGAGCATGGCAAACATATCCTGCGGGACGTAGTTTGTGCCTGCGGCAAGTTTGGGGATCTCAGAGATATTGAAACCGAACTTAGATCCACGGTCCATGCCCAGTAAATCCGCAACCCAGTCAGGAACCGTGATGCTTATTTTATTGAGGCCACGGATAAGCCAGTTGAGCCCGTCAATGACGTTGTTTATCATCCCCCTGAAGAAATTGCCGACGGGCTTGGTTACATGGTCCTCAAACCATGCACCGAGACTGCCAAATGTGCTTTTTATTTTTGCATACGCACTTTTGCCCCAATCAGCAATGTCAGCAAAAAGGCCATCGAAAAATTCGCCTGTGGGATTTATAACGTTTTCCTGGAACCAGGTTGATGAGTTTCTCCATTTTTCCTTCACCCAAGTCCAGGCATTTGCTGCACCCTGTTTTATGCTCTCCCAGGTATCTTTGAAAAAGCCGCCCATTGGCAAAGTGACATTTTCCCGGAACCAAGTACCAGCATCATTCCATGCTGTTTTAAGGTTATTCCAGGCATCAATGGCTCCTTGCTTGGTATTCTCCCACAAATCCGAGAAGGTCTGACCCACGGGCAAGCCTATGTTTTCATTGAACCAGTTCTTGGTGTTGTTCCAATTTAGTTTGATATTCTCCCAGGTATCAATTGCACCTTGTTTAATCTTCCCCCACAGATTGGAGAATGTCTGGCCGACTGGTTGACCGATTTTCTCATTGAACCAGTCTTTTGCATCGTTCCATGTCGTCTTAATATTTCCCCATGCATCGATAGCGCCCTGTCTGATCTTCCCCCACAGATTGGAGAATGTCTGGCCCACGGGCTGACCGATCTTCTCATTGAACCAGTCTTTTGCATTGCCCCATGCTGTCTTGATACCGTCCCATGCATCTCCGGCGCCTTGCTTGATCTTTCCCCATAAATCCGAGAAGAAATCTCCGATCTTTTTAGCTGTATTGGACATTCCCTGCTTGATCCAGTCCCAGAACCCCGCCAGAGTGGGCTTCTGTTCCTCAAGCATTGCGCTGAAGTCAATATCTATCTCCGGGATCTCTAAGCTATCAAAGACAGGTGCTTGTATCGTCCCGAGATCTAGGCCAGCCAGGTCCGCAGTCTCCTCCATGATATTGTGGACCTCGTCAAACGACTGCAGGTTTTTGTCTGCTGCTTTCCCGACCTCGGTTATCGCATCTGCCTGATCCAGTGTGGCATCGGTAGCACCCGAAATGCTGTCCTTAAGTTTCTCCTGCTGGGCTTTCATTTTGTCAGCCAATGAATCTTCCCAAGCGTTTTGTACCGACTCCGCATATTTGTTCCACAGCGCTGTTCCAACACCCAGAAGTGCCGCAACCGCAAGCAGGATCCATCCGATCGGACCTAATGCGGTATATACTGAATAGAGCGCTATCTGTACCGATTTAAGTACTCCCACATGTGTGATACCGGCCAAAGATGCCAGGTGCATCTGGAGCCTGTAGATGCCAATTACCTTTGATATAAAGGTAAATAATGCAGGACCGGCAGTTAAAGTTCCGTGCAGGGCGCTGACAGCCAGATTGACGGCGTTGACTATCGGCGGGACTACCTTGAACAGCAGAAATGCCGATGCTACTCCTACAATCACTGGCTTTATCTTAGACCAGTGTTTTTTTATTGTTGCAGCTGTGTTGATAAGGATTTTCCATGCCGTCTGAGCGGCATTTATCAATGTCGATATAGCAGTTGCCAAGTCAACACCGAAGACCTGGGCGATCGATATTCTAAGAGCATTCGCAGTATCAATCCCCTGCTGTCTGAGGGTTGAGAATAGGTTGTAAAAATTCGATGCTGTGTCCCGGATGCCCTTCAGCCATTCAAGTACGCCGCCGAACAATCCGGAAGTAAGGTCTCTGATGAGCATTCCCCAAGTATTCTTAATAGACGATGTCACGCCCTGCCAAGTATCCTTCATGTTTTCCATCATGCCACCGAAACGCTTTGTCATGCCCTGAGTTAACATTTTAACGGCCTTTTCAGCAGGGATAAGCCCCTTTGATGCCATGTCCATTACTTCCGCTGTTGTTTTGCCAATTGCATCTGCCAGTATCTCCCACGCTGGCACGCCTGCCTCGGTAAGCTGGCGCATTTCTTCGGCTGATAGTTTCCCTTTAGCCCGTATCTGTCCTAACGCAAGGGTTATCCTGTCAATTCCAACAGCCCCTGAGCCAACAGCTGCAGCTGTATCCCCTACAGCCTGCAATGTTGGCAACACTTCTTCTGCTGCAAAACCGTAAGCAAGCATCCGCTTAGAAGCCTCGACCAGTCCTGGAAACTCAAATACCGTAGAATTCTTTACCGCGAAGTCGGCCATGTCATCCAAAAACTTCTGCGCCTTTTCCGCGCTGCCAAGCATGGTAGCAAACCCGATCTGCGCCGTCTGGAGCATGGAGTTGAAGTCCACTGATGCGCCGGCAACGGATCTGATGCCCTTCTTTATCGCTTCGAACATCCCCATGCCGAGCGTGACAGAAAATGCATTTTTGAGAATGGTACCCAAGGATAAGGCATCCTTCTGAGCTTTCTTCAAGCCTTTTTCAAACGGCTTCATATCCAAGGTTAATGTGGCAATTAGTTGACCGGCATTCATTTTTTGATCACCGTCCTTATTGATTTAATGATCTGCTTATTTAGCTTGGCGTAAGCGATATTCAGACTATCAAGTGATTTGTTCAGTTTTCTCAGCAGTTCCGCATGAGTTTTGATCAATCCACCGGAAACGAGCGGCCTTAGCTCTTCCGCATTCCCGGTCCTGAAGAATGCTTCGATACAGTCTGTTATTTTGGTGCCGCTATCAAGCATCTCCTTAAACAGGGCATGGCTGATCTCAATATGCTGGTATAGATCACTTGACGACGGATGTTTAAATATGTCAGGATTAAGTTCGGCAAACATCCTCTTAATGGCCTCAACCATGCCTGCGAAGATTTGTAGGTCGGTAACTTCTCTTTCAAGGCGCAAATACTGGAATGAATCATTGATTAGGTTTACCAGAGTGCCGAACTTAAAAACATACTCTAATTGGAGTACCGCTCTTTCATTTTCTTTCATAATGATCACCTTCCTTTCATCCTCACATGCCTGTACATCTTATGGGGTAGTTACAAGCCTTTATTTCCAAGCCTCTATTTCAACGTAATGCAGAAATAATGCATCACTAATCTGCTTTATTGAGGGCTTTTTGCACTGCCTTTGCAGCGTATTTCAGCACTTTTTTCTTGTTCCGGTTGAACGGCGTTTCTAGATATTTTGGCCCCCCGCCTCTCTTTGGCGTGTAACCTAAATCTTCATGCATCCTGTGGGCATAAGGAGTATTGAAGCTGATATAAACAGCCTTCTCCTTACCTTCCTGACCGGGAAAGGCATCTTTCATTTCAGTACCGGATTCAGCAGCTTCATACACCTGCGCCCCGTCGGGCAGCCCGCCCACGGTTACGGTACCACTCCTGCGTAGTGTTCCTGTATCTATAGGCGCCTCGTCTATAGCCTCGGTGAGTATCATTTCTGCCCCGGTTCTTAGTGCTCTCAGCGCCGCCTCTTTGGCAACCTTGATAATTTCTTTTATGCGCCATTTACTTTTTCCGGACATAGGACCACCCTTTTTCCAACGCCCCCGCCATATAAGGTGTTTCAAAGTCTAGTTTTTTCTAGTAGTTTAGTCTTCGCTTTCCTTGGCCTCCTTTAGCCTGGCAAGAAGGTAATGAAAGCTGCCTTCTAAAACAATGTTGTCTTCCTTGTCGTATATCCTGATGAAGTTGTTCCTCCACTCAAAACGCTTTGCGGTATCACTGCCAAACTTTACGCCTAACATCAGGTCTCAGGTTTTTCATTCGCTGGTCCTGTCCAGGTCCGGCATGCTCTTTAGTGCCTCATGCCGAAGGCCTACATCAAACTCTCATATGAACCGCCTCCGTTCCGCTTCTTTTACTTCCTCTCGCTTTTCGCGGTTGATTATCAAGTCCTCAACCACTGAGCTAAAGCTCGTATTGAATGCTTTGTAGCTCTTGTGCTTATAAAACTTGGTATATAGGTCCAGGTAATTATCTCTTTTCAATTTGCGGATCGCCGGCATAACTCTGAGCCGCTTTATTGCCCAATGATGAATCAGCGTTACCTGTCTGCTTGATAAGCCGTGATCCTTTGCGATATCCTTTATCTTGTGCTGTTCAAAATATATTTGAATAAGCACTTCCTGATATATTGGCTTCAGCTTTTGTATACATTTCTTAACGGCATTAGCTATCTGTTCATTTTTCACCCGCTCAATTGCTTCATCAAATTCAGCTTCAGCAGCTTCCGACTTGATCGTATCTGCAAATGTAACGTCCTCATTATCTCCGCCCCAGATCACATCATCTATTGACAAGGCTTCCAGTAATACGTCCCTGCGGCTGCTCCAGATACCTGCTTCCATCCGAAAACGTCTCCGGAGGTGATAGTTAAAGTAGTTAATAAATGAACTGCCGGCCTCGGGATCATATTTTCTTATAGCTTCCAGCAAAGCAAAGTAACCTGACTGTATAAGATCCTCCTTGTCGACCTTGCTTCTATCTCTGTGCTGAAGGAGAAAAACCGATGCTCTTTTTGCTATGAAGCGCCTTACCTGCATCCAGAGGTCTGCCAGAAGATTAGTTTCGCCGTCTTTAATTCTCTTCACTAACTCCTCGTTGGACATTTACAAGGGCCTCCCGGCTATGATAAAATAAAATTGGAGTTGGGCTGGAAAGCCCTTTTTTTCTTATCTGCGGTGTACTCTCCGTAGTATTAGAATGCGATGTTCTGAGCCAGCCTTCTCCTTTTTAGCTTTTATCAGCTTTGCATATGCTTTGCCTCGGATCCTTCCGGCCTCAATCTCGCAACCAGGTAGGTATTTCCACAGTACCCGCTCCGGTATCAGTAAGATTGAGCTTGAAAGCACGATCATTGCCAGCCGTTCCATTTCCATCATCCTTTCATTTTTGTTAACCATATAACTGAAAGGTGCGTTTGTAATAGCGTAAAAATGCGTATCCCAATGGACCGTTCCTTTGTTTCTTTACAAGTACTTTGATGTCAAAATTATCCTGTGTTTCGTCGGTGCCCGGGGGTATATAAAGGAACATTACGACGTCAGCGTCTTGCTCAATACCACCTGTTTCCCTTAAGTCATACAGTTCGGGCTCTCTGGCGTTTCTTGCACTATCCCTGGTTAGCTGGCTAAGGGCGATAACCGGGATGTTGAACTCCATCGCAATCTCCTTGAGCTGCCTTGAAACATCTTCGATTTCTTGGCGCCTATTTTCGTGTTTCTTAAGGCTCCTGCACAACTGCAAGTAGTCCACGATCAATACGTCGAGGTTATCCTTGTTCCTCAAATCTCTACAGCGCCCCCTAATCTCCTGTACTGTCGCCAGCCTGGTGTTGATCTCGATAGGCAATTCTGCTATTTTCCCTGTCGCGTCACCGATTTTCTTCCAGTCGTCATCGCTCAGCAGTTTGCACTGTCTGAGCAGTTGTCCATCCACTTTGGCAGCATTGGATATGATCCGCTTACACAGCTGCGTCTGTGACATCTCCCGTGATACGAACAGGACCTTATT